AAACAATGGATGACTGTGCAGTGTCGATTACACGAACTAGTTGTGAGTATCTGAATGTTCGATTGAAGTTATTCAGATTCGTTCTAGCGTAATTGAGAATCGAAGATGATACAATTGTTTTAATGTCATCCTGAGCAAGTCGGGTAACATTGACGTTGTACTTAACGGTTGAATTCACTGCAAGATATGTATACTCTGGGTTTACGAAAACGGGTTCGATTGTAACAGGTGAACGTGGACGCAGGAATCTGAAGTACTGTGTCTTTTTAATATCAGGTAAGCCATCAACATCAATAAGATCAACTGCAATAAAGACCTTACCATACTGAGGTGGATCCAGATCCTCGCCACCGAATGCTGTGACTGCATTAATTTCAGGGAAGTTAATCTTAAGCAACGTTTCATAGTCTTCGGTTGTGACAGCACGTTCCTGAGTTGTAAAGTAACGAGGCGCATTAAACTTGATTGATTCAATTGATTCTGAAATTGAACCAGAGGATGCTGCAGATTCAGTAACAATTGTAATATTGTCTTCGCCGGCGATGCGACCATCTGGAACAAACACATTACAGCCGTTTGGAAGTTCACCATTAGAGATACGATATTCAAGAATAACAACGGAGTTTTCTTTAGGCTTACGGCCTGTGACACCATCGCCAAACACGATTTCGTATGAATCGTTTTCAGCACCCTGGATAAAAAAGACCTTCGAATCGGAATCAAGATTAAAGAGGGATGATGCTCTATTATACGTATGAATAGTTGCACCAGCATCTTCGATAATTGTTACCGAGAGTGATGAAGTATCGACAGTCTTGTTTGAAATTAGGTAACGCTGCTTATTACTCGATGCATAAACATAAGTGTCCTTTAGGTAGATGCCTTCGTAGATCTTAAGTTTAGGAACATTAAACGTTCCAAAGCCATTGACTGTAATATTTTCAGCAACAGAGAATGTGAACAACTGATTAAAGAAATTGGAACTAAAGGTATAACCTTTTGGAATTGTAAGGCTGATTGTATTCGAATTATCGGATACGATTGTAAGATTAATAGTTGCCTCAGCCGATTTAAATGAACGCGGAACGTAATTGAGTTCCTTAGCATGTGAGACAACTGAATCACGTAGGACTGCTGAGTCCATAAACATTTCGTTGCCAACCATGTTAAGGTAGAAACCCTGGTGGAACGTGTTATATGAAAGCAAATCAAGAAGGACCGCCATGTTCGATCCGTCAAAGTCATAATCCTTGAAACGGTCCTGCCCACGAAGATACGACTTGAACGTATTCTTGATTGAATCGAAGTCAAGACTCGTAAGAGAGATACTTGAGTTTGCTGCCATTATCTTACTCTATCTAGTGCTATATTAAGCGTGAATGGTTCTTGACTATTTATAATCATAAATGAGATGGTTACATCATACAGATTACGATCATAATTTGGAATTACTGAGAGTCGTAGAATCTTTGCTCGTGGTTCATATTGTTCAAGTGTACTATAGATTAGGTTTGAGATGGTTGTAGCCATGCCATCAGTCATTTGCTCAAACAAAAGATTTGATAAATCGCTTCCGATATCTGGTTGGTAAAGACGTTCGCCTCTATTTGTTGAAAGCAAATTACGAACGGACCTCGAAACCGCACGCTCATTGATGAACTTTACAATATCCTTTGATACTGGATGCGGATTTAAATCCGTGAGAAAGTCACTATAGATTTGATCCTGATTGAGAAGTGGTGTATTTTTATCTGCTCTCGTAACCATCTTATAGTGTTCCTGATCCTAATTCGTTAATCTTGATTGTGAAATAAACCCGTGTATTTGAACCAGCGGTTGAAGCATTTGCAGGATTCACAAGATTAATAATGTCATTTGACGCTAGTGCAATTTGTGTATTACCTGTATTACTTATTACAGTTCCAGTAGTTGTGATCGTCACATTACCCTTACTGACATCATTCACAGTAACATTAAATACAAGATTTGCTGATGGGTTATCAAGTTGTTTGGCAATAGACCAGTCAGAGAAATCAGATGATATAAAGCCATTTGATGTTGAGATCGTTCCAAATACTACATTACTATTTTGTAATGGTGGAGAAAGTACAAGATTAAATTCACGGACATTCACAACACCGGCATTCGCGTCAATCGCTTTGGTGTAGGTATCTGCTTCAGAAACGAATGCATCAGCATCGCCATTTTCAACACTCTGGAGGAATGCGTCAGGACTTGAAACATCAATCGTTTGTGCTTGTCCAGTCACACCTGCAATATCGCTCTGAATAGAACCAATTACAGCCAAGTTTGATTGTAAGTCATTATTTACAGTTGTTGTAATATTGTTGATTACTTGAAGAATCTGTTGACCTTGTTCAATTAATGATAGAGCATCTCTGGCCTGATCAATTGACACACCTTGAGCCCTGAGTTCATCACAATAGATCTTTGCGATTTCATCCTGAATTGCAAATTGTAAATTCAGAACAACACTATCAAGTGCTCTCTGAGTTTCAGCCAGAAGGAAGTCAGGAGCACTCTTAACAAATTCCTCTAATCGCTGAACCGCTCTTCTTACTTCTAGTTGTAGTTCATTCAGAGCTCTAATGAGTCGAAAGATTTGAAGAGCCATCTTGATGGCAGCAATAATTTGAGGTAGTTTATCACCGATGACAAGCTTAGCTATAAATTTAACAACGGCAAATGGTGTGAGAGGTAGCTTTAAAAGAGGAGCAATTTCTTCTAAAAGATAAGTCTTTTCTCTGACCTTATCATTAATATCTTCAGTTAAATCGCTGACATGTTGCGATATAATAGCTCTTAGGCCATCGTATTCATTGAATGAGCGGATCTGAGCATTGAGTTCATTGATGCGTTGTGTTGCTACCTCTAAATCATTCGGCGATTTATTTGCATCTTCTATCTTTTGATCTTGACGTAGATTACATTCATTGGAACGAATGGATTGTTCAATCCTATTCGCGGTTCCACGTGCAAATTGCTCTGCGTTAAAATTGACTTGAATCGATGGCATTATGGCCTCTTAATCTGAGAGACTAAACCTTTATTCACGGATACAATCTTTCCACTTGGTGTAGTAAAAGTCCCGGTAGTACCCATAGCAGATGATATAGCACCAACTGCGGAAATGGATGTTGTTGAAACCAAACCACCTGGAGCCCTTACTGTAACACCTCCAGCAGATGACAGTATAATGCTATCACCGCTACTCAATTCCAACTTACCGACTGCACCGATATAAAGGTTTCCTGCGGATGTAATATTTGCATCCTTACCCACAGAAGCATTAAGATTGCCTTCTACCACCACACTTGCATTACCTATTACTTGGATGGAATTATTACCACCTGTGATATTTATTGAATCTTCTTGGGCGACAATTACGATACGTCCATCCTTATTCATTTCAATATAGGACCCAGCCTTGTGTCGAACGTGAATGCGCTCTTCACCTGCAGTATCATCAACCTCAATGATATGGCCTGCTTTTGTTTGTAATACTCGATTGAATGGATACTCCGCTTTATACGAGCTATCAGGTTCATCCAATCCAATCTTTTTTTGATCGACCGAGTTCTTTCCTCGGAAAAGAAATGATAGCGAATGATCTGAGGATCCGGTGTCTGCATCTGGATTAAATGACATTGTTCCGATGAGAATGGAAACACGGCCATTCTCACCATCCGGATAGAAACCAATCACACGGCTGCCAACCGCAAGTGAAGGATTCAAACCAACACCACCAACGCTTTCACTCGTGGTAGGAAGCATTACGTGTGACCAGGTTAAATCACTATTCCTTGTTACTAGATCATGATCCTGATAGACCTTAACGCGCACTCTACCCAGCTTCTCCGGGTCGCCTGTGATGTCTACAACTTCGCCGATAAACCAATACGCATTAAACATTTTTCTTCTCCAGAGGTTTATTTCTGCGTAGTTCCATTGATATTAAGTGTTGTGGTCTATCCGAAGCCAAAATCATGTGTCGTAATGATGTCACCAAATACAAACCGCTTTTCTGGGCGGGTTTATTCTGATTGGATTCGAACGAGGTCGGATTTGCGATTGTGCATTTGATCACATTACCAACAGTTAATTCAGTATCACCGTAAACAAGAATCTGCATTACATCCTGTTCAAGGAAACGCGAAAAACCTTTTCTTGATGCAAGATATTTGGCAAGATCCTTATCTGTAACGTCTGATGAGATGGGAACGAATTCGATTTCTTTTGTGAGTTTACCAAACGATTCATCAAAGGCCGCTTTATTCGGAGTCTTCACCTTATCTGAAAGCAGTTCAAATTCTTCAGTATCAGCCCTGAAATAAAATGTACTATATTTGCCAGTTTTAAAGTCATACGTATTGACTCGGTTTGCAACCTTTGAGGCATCAGAGAAGTTTCCAGAACTAACCTGCTTTAGTGCTAGAATATTACGTAATGTTACGTCCTTTGTTGATTCCTTAGTTGCTGAATCGTAGAAAAATTCTTTATCAGTTGTGAGATTGCCTTTATTTTGACTTTTCACACCTTGTTCAATTAGTTTTTCCAATGACGTAAATTGATAACCATTCTTATTCTCAAAGAATACGTATGCAGATGACTTGTATCTACTCGAGTAAGCATAACGAACCATGTAATTAATAGCTTGAAATGGTCGTAAAGCAGTAAACGGCGGCATATCTTCAATTGACCTTGTTCCGTCAATGCTTACCTTCTT